AAGTATTTCCAAAACAGATTGAATTAAAATCGCAAGATGATACAGGAAATTTCTTAAATTTACCATACTTTAATTTTAAAAATACAACAAGATATGCCTATGATTCTAAAGGCAATGCTGTTACACTGTCAGATTTTTTACAAAACTTAATACAGATCTCTCCCAAACAATTACAAGATTTAAAAATACAAAGACCACCGTCAGAATTTGATGATGGACCACCTTGTCTTGAGTCACTAACAAGAGAAAAATTATCTGATGGTAGAGACAGAGTATTATTTCAATACATGGTATATGCAAAAAAGAAATGGCCAGAGGAGTGGCGTAATAAACTTAGTATATTTAATCACAGATATTTTTCAACACCACTTACAGATGATATTATAGAAAGAAAAAAGAAAGATAATAAAGATTATGGTTTTAAATGTAACGAGGAACCAATGTGTAATCATTGTGACAAACAATTATGTAAGACTAGAAAGTTTGGTATTGGTACACAATTACTGTTCCCACAGCTATCGGATTTACAAATTGTAAAATTAGATCCACCGCTGTATAGACTCAACGTAGACGGTGAAAGAGTAGAAATAAAGGCAGAAGAATTACAAGAACAAAGATTATTCATACGAGCATGCATGAATCAAATACATAAATACCCACCAAAATTAAAACCAAAAGATTATGACATCCTAGTTACATCTTTGATGGCTAATCCAGAACTTGTAGAAGCACCAGAGGGTGCATCTAAAAGAGACCAACTATCACAGCACCTTGAGAATTACTGTACCAGTAGAACTGCAGAGGGTGCAACAAAAGAAGATATGGAGTCTGGTAACGTATGGAACAAGGGTGGCTATCATCATTTTATCTTTGGTGAATTTTTTCATAAATTTTTACACAGACACAAATGGTCGGAGAAGTATGATGTAACAAATTTTTTACTTACAGAACATTGTGGTTGTGAAGTAGTGAGAATGACAATAGGTAAAAAGAAATTGTCAATTATAAAAGTGCAAGAGTTTGAGAGAGAAGATGTGAAAATAAAAGATAGAGTATTTAAAAAGGAGGATGCATTTTGAGGAAAAGACCATCATTTAAAAGTGACATATCAATTATTACTGTAATCTGTATAGCCACTATTTTGATGACACATTTATTATGAAAACAATAGTATTAGGGCCACCTGGCACGGGTAAAACAACTACACTACTAAACGAGGTAGATAAATATTTAAAACAAACTGATCCTGACAAGATTGGTTATTTTTCTTTCACACAGAAGGCAGCTTATGAGGCAAGAGATAGAGCTATGTCTAAATTTAATCTATCCGAAGATGACCTACCATATTTTAGAACACTACATTCACTAGCCTTTAGGAGACTAGGTATTAAAAAAGATGAAGTTATGCAACGTAGACATTATGAAGATTTAGGTAAAAAAACTAAATATAATTTAGATTATCACGAATATGATAATGAACACTCAGGACTATTTACAACTAAAAGTGATTTATTACGTATAGTACAAATAGCTAAACTACGTGGTATTACACCAGAGCAACAATATAATTTGAAAGAACACACACAAGATATAACAGTTAAACAACTAAAACAATTCGTGCATGATCTTAATCAATACAAAAAAGATTATAATTTAATTGATTTTACAGACATGATTACAGACTTTATTAAGTCGGATAGGTCACCACGATTTGATGTTGTGTTTATAGACGAAGCACAGGATTTATCACAAACACAGTGGGGTATGGCAAAATCTATTTGGGATAAGACACAAGATACATTTATAGCAGGCGATGATGATCAAGCTATATTTAGATGGGCAGGTGCAGATGTAGATAGTTTTATAGCACAGACAGGAAAAATAGTTCAGTTGACACAGTCATACCGTATACCGCAGGTAGTTCATGATGTGGCATCACGCATAGTAGATAAGATACAAAACCGACTACCAAAAGAGTGGCGACCAAAAACACAAAGAGGATTGCTTTCATATTATGATGACTTTGAACAAGTTAACATGAAACAAGGTAATTGGCTAGTGTTAGCTAGAACCAAGTTTATGTTAAATGATTTAGAAGATACATTATACTCACAAGGATTGTATTACCAGAACAAATTTAAAACAAATAGAGAACAAGATTTGTACACTGCTGTAAATGATTGGGAAAATCTGCGTAAAGGTGTGGACATAAATTACGACCAAATTAGTAGGATATCATCTTACATGTCAGAAAAACATTTTGAAAAAAATTGTTTAAAGTACATGGACAAAGATGCAAGACACACCGTGCAATCTTTACGAGAGAGAATGTGGTTGAAAACAAATGATGTGTGGTATAATGCTTTTGATAATGCACCACAAAAGAAAGTTAGATATATTAGAAGGATGAGAGAAAACGGTGAGAAGTTAAACTCTAGTCCAAGAATTACTCTGTCTACGATACACGGAGTTAAAGGTGGTGAGCAAGATAACGTGGTTCTCTTGACTGATCTATCTAGAAATACACAAAGAAACTACGAACAAAACCCTGATGATGAAAATAGATTATTCTATGTCGGAGCGACTAGAACAAAAAATCATTTACACATTATTAGACCAAAAGATATTTATAAAGGATACAAAATATGAAAACAGAAGAAGCGTTACAGCTAGCAAAAGAATTAATTGCTGGACCCAGAGCAAAGACTTACGGAGATAAAATACAAAATCATTGCAACATAGCAAAACTATGGTCAGCATATTTAGATAAAGAAATTACAGCGCACGATGCTGCTGTGATGATGGCTTTGTTAAAGATAGCAAGAACAAAGTTTGGTGCTCCAACTGAAGATACCTATGTTGATGCAGCAGCTTACATGGCGATAGCTGGTGAATGTAAACATGAAGATAAAGAGTGGAAAAAACAAAATGAAGACGCCTTTATTTAAACCACAGACAGAGTGGATACCGCCCACAGACTTTCCTGATTTAAGAAAGTATGATGAGATAGCCATAGACTTAGAAACAAAAGATCCAAATTTAAACGAGAGAATGGGATCTGGTTCTGTTGTTGGTGTGGGTGATGTTGTAGGTATATCATTAGCCACACACGACTGGTGTGCATACTATCCTATAGCACACGAAGGCGGTGGCAACATGGATCGTAAGATGGTTCTTAATTGGTTTCAAGATCAAATGCGATCACCCTCTACAAAAATATTTCACAATGCAATGTATGATGTATGTTGGTTGAGAAGACTTGGTATACAAGTTGATGGTATGATTGTAGATACAATGATAGCTGCATCTCTTATCGATGAGAATAGATACAGGTATGATTTAAATGGTATATCAAGAGACTATCTTGGTAAAGGTAAAGACGAGTCTGCATTATACGAAGCTGCAAAGTCTTGGGGTGTAGATCCTAAAGCAGAAATGTATAAGCTGCCAGCTATGTACGTTGGATCTTACGCGGAGCGTGACGCCCAACTTACATTGGAGCTATGGCAGGAGTTTAAAAAAGAAATAATACACCAGGACCTAGAAGCTATATTTTCTATGGAAACTAAATTGTTTCCTGTTCTTGTTGATATGAGATATCTTGGTGTACGTGTAGATCAAGACAGAGCGGCCATTGAAAAGAGAAGAATGGTTGAAGAAGAAAAAAGATTACTTGGTGGTGTGTATGCAGAAACAGGGCAAGAGGTGCAGATATGGGCTGCAAGATCTATTGCCAAAGTATTTGATAAACTTGGTTTGCCCTATGATAGAACAGAAAAAACACAGGCACCAAGTTTCACTAAAAACTTTTTAGCTAATCACCCACATAAAATTGTACAGGCCATTGCAAAAGCAAGAGAGATAAACAAAGCACATACAACATTTATAGATACAATACTTAAATATTCATACAAAGGTAGAATACATGCAGAGATAAACCAGTTACGTGGTGACAGTGGTGGCACTGTTACAGGTAGGTTTAGTATGAATAATCCAAACTTACAGCAGATACCTGCAAGGAACAAAGACCTCGGACCACGGATCAGAAGTTTATTTATACCGGAGGAGCATTGTAAGTGGGGCTGTTTTGATTATAA